AATGCTCTTAGTTTTATATAACGTGCTTTGTAATCTCCAAGTACATAAGTACGATATGCTGTATAAGTTGAATTATCATTAGATGTGCTGATTAGTAGTTCTACATTGACATCATTGTGTTCTGTATATCCACCCTCAAATAAACCTGTTTGTGAATCAAACAATCCATCAGTAGAATCAAATAAACTAGCAGTATCGAATCTGTTAAATTTACAAGTAAAGGTAACACGACTGTTGTAAATACCACCTAAATCGAAAGTTGGGAAATCATAAGTGCCATCTAAATTAAATGCTGTTTCACCACCATCATCGAACAATCCTGAGTTATCATCAAAGTTACCAACACCACTGTCAAATAATTCACCTTCTACGATTTCTAAAAAGTTTGTACTATCTCTTGTTACAACTTCTACTTGGTCTTTAGTACCTGAGAAACTTGGTGATTCTGTTGATGTTGCAACTACATTAAAATCTTCTCTTATTCTATCCAAGATAATTACAGACTTTGCAGAGTTCTCACTTTCTAAACCTAAAACATCAATAGCTTTTATCATGTAAGTGCCTGTTTTGGCAGGTAACACGACAGTATTTGCAGGTTTTGCTACTTTTTTAGCAACAATGATACCTTCTTCAAATTTTGTAGTTGTAGTAAGTGGTGTATGTCTTACAACATAATGTGATAAATCTAAGTCTGATACAGGTGTCCAATTAAGTGCTACGACATCACCTATTACGTTTGTTGAAAAATTAGTTACATCACTTGGTGGTGCTGTCTTACCTATGACCTCATGTGTAGTCGTGGTAAATGATGAATGCACATTAAATGAGTTGATTGACCTTGCTCTGACATTATAAACTGCACCATCTTCTGCATTGACTAATTCAAATATGTTTCCTTTACTTCTACCAAGAGTAATGAAATCACTTCCTGAATCATTTGTGTTTTGTACCTCTACCTCAAATTCATTGGTTGTACCTTGACTTGATGAACATACAACTTTTAGAACAGTTATTGGTGTTTCTGCATAGGCTCTTAATTCATCTGTTACAACCATAGAAGGTGCTTGAACATCTTGTACTGTTGGTAATGTTGTATTATCTAAAACAAATTCAGATTCTTCTGCATTCCAATCATAAACTGCTGATGCAGTTTCATTAAGTAATAAGTTGATTGCTAATTTATCATCATTACTAAATGACCATTCTGCTACTTCAAATACTTTACTACTAAACCCAAGTCTTGAATTTGTGATGCTTACAGTATCTCCAACCTGTAATTTAAACCCTGTAAGTTTTACTTGTGCAGATAAGACCATCTGCTGTCTATTCTTAAATAATGCAATCTTAGCAATCCTTTGTGCTGTAGCACTTGATGTTGTAAAAGGTAAATCAATATCTGCAAATATTGTTTCACCATCTGCATCTGTAAATGTTGAGCTAGTAACCATAGGATAATCTGATGGTTGCCATGATGTTTCAGATGAAGTGAATATACCCTTGACTGTGTTAAATAAATCTTTCCTAGATTTTTTAGATTCTAATGCTATCTGTGATATAAAATCATCATCATCTAACGATATTGTCGGTGCAACATACTGACCACCTTTTAAAATAAACATACCATTAGAATAAGATAAAACACCTGTGCAACTCGAAAGCATATCATCTAATACTTGCATTGGTGGTATATCACTATAGACAACACCATTACAAGTATATCTTTTTTCTGTACCACCACCTGATAAAGTTACATTTTCATCACATAGATTAGCCATTGTTGTAAATGATGTGGTATCTACATTGTCTGTGCTTATCCCTAAACCTAATCTTGTGTCAGTTAAATAATCATAAACACATAATGCAGGATTATCTGAAAATGCAGTAGATGATGTTCTAAAATCTAAAACCTTCTTACCTTTAACCTCTGCACTTACATTAGGTATTCCATTTGGAAACATATCGGTATCATATTCCAAACGTACATACAAATATGCAATACCTCTTAGTCTGTGATTCGTTGTCCATTTAGACACTTCTGATACTAAATCAGCATCAGCAAGTTGTGTGTCTGTTCCTAAATGTTGTTTGATTCTTACTTTAAATTCACCTGTAAAATCACTAGATGCTGTTGCATATTTAGTAGGTGCTGTTACTTTATATCTTGCTATACCATTTGAATCATTACCTGTGCTAGATATTGTTAGTTCTTCTTCGTTAAAATATATTTTATCAAATGACTGTATCTCGTGAGATGCAACTTGCACTATCAAATGCAACCTTTTGGTATTGTTGGTTGATTCCATGAAAATGATAGCACCTGATTTTTTAGATTCACCATAAACAGTATCTCTATGTGTTATTGGTTGTTTTATCATCAAACTTCTATTTGAAGTCTGCTGTTGATAGTTTTGATTACCTAATGACTGTACTCTTGGTCTTGGTGCTAATGCTGTTGCTCCTGCAATCATACTTGCACCGATTGCAAGTGTACTCCATGCAACTGTTACTGCACCTGCTGTTACTGTTATAGCCGAACCAACTACTGCCGAACCTGCTATTGTTAATGCTGTGGCTACTGCTCCACCCATTAGTTATAACACTCCTTTGTTAATGATGATGCAACTCGGTATATTTGCATTTTTTCATCTACTCTTAAATAATTCACTTTCTTTTCTTTACCAAGTAATTTTCTAAAATATTGGTTTGTCCATTTAACCATCTTTCTAGAATCACCTGATGATACCAAGTCTACCAACCAAACTCTATCACCACAATTCCAATTATTAACTTGTGATGTCAATTTAAAATGTTCCTCATATTCTGCATCTAAAAATGCCCAACAGATAAATGCTGATATCTGATTATCTTTATAAAAGATTTTGTATTGATTCAGATTGAATGGTTGCAGAAGATAATTAAATAATTCTTCTCTAGTCTGCTCTTTGTATTTATCAAATGACTTATAAAGACTAATTACATCACTTATATCATTTAGTCTTTTCTCTATAGAGTTCATGCATCAATTAGAGCCACCACCCCAAACGACTGATTTATCTTGTAGTGATTCTACAAACTCTAAGCCTTTATCACCTGCAAATAAATTCTTTTGGTCTTGGTCGGTGTATCTTCTGTTGAGTGGTCTTTCTAGAGCAATAAGTTTATTCTCTACATTCACAGATACTTGTGCAGTATTACCATCTTCTAGTATTGACATAGTATCTATGAAACCCTCAAAGGTTTGATAAGGTGTATCTACTACGACAGTTCTATTGCCTGTATTTGTTAATACACCAAAAAAGACTTTAACTATCTTACCTTGTGAATCTTCTGTAAGTGCAGATGATATGATACTACTATCTAATCCTGATAAACCTATCTTGATTCCATTAGCTCTTATATCTGCTGATTCATCGATTGGACTTATGTTTAGTAAATTACCTGATGGAAAGTAAGTATCACCACCAATATTGATAGTGCTATATCCTGTCCATAATCTAAGTGGTGTAGTGAATCCTACTGATACAGCAAAGAATGGCTCTAACTGTGAGCTATCGAGTTGTGCTTGAAAGTCTGTGCCAAGAGTACGAGCCATGTCTCATTACTTCTTGGTTGCTTTTTTCTTTCTTACAACCTTTGGCTTATCTTCTTTGGATGCAGTTTTCTTTTTGACAACTTTCTTTTCTTCAGGTTCTACAGTTTTAATTTCCATAGCTAATCCTGCATCTACAAAAGTTTTACCTACATCTTTCTGCCATTGTTCTTTGCATTCTACAATTTCATCTTGCTCATACCATTTAGTGCCATTACCACTAGCATTTCCTGAGCCTAATGCTCTTTGTAACATTTTGATTTTCATTTAATCACCTTTATTTAATTCGTACATTTTCTCTACTACTTCTTCCCATGAAATAGGTTCTGACTGCCATTCTATACCACCATACAAAAAATCGATACGATTCTCTAAAGTTCCTTTTATAGAAAATTTAGCATCAGGGTCTATTTTATAAATAGCCTTGATAATGTCTAACTCTTTATCAGTATATGCTGTACTCACAGTCATAGTATACCTCAGTCGGTGGGTAGACCGAATAACAAAATCTACCCACCATGTGCCTAGTTATAGGCTATTAAGCATCCTCTGAATCAGAAGGGTTGCCTTTAACTACAGTAACACCCATAGCTGTTCCTGTAGAATGTGTGCCTGTAGCATCAATTTTACATCTGATGTACCTTTTTCCACCTATGTACCCTATTTGGCTACATTGTGGAGTTTCAGCATTTGCATCTAATGTTAAAAAGATACCACTAGAATCAACACTACCTTCTGTAACATCGGTAGATGATGTAACATCAGTCCAAGTTGAATCATCATCAGAATGTTGAAGAATGAAATCAAACTTGACTGAAGAAGATAAAGTATCTCCTTCTGCACCTGTGTTTACAACTACCATAGCAGAGTTGAAGCCTTGTAAGTCTACAGTTGTACCATTGGCATCTGCTGTAACGACAGCAGGAACTTGGGTAGCAACTGCAACTGTTCTATTTGAAATGTCTCTCATTTGCTATCTCCTTATGCACTAATGTTTTGTAGTTGAATTGCTTCAGCTAATACTACTTGTCCACCAACCCTTCTACGAGCAACATATCTGATGTTACCACTTGTAGCTTGGCTATATGGGTCTCTCATGATAGATAGATTAACTCTATCTACGATTGTGTATGCTCTAGAGAAGTCTCCGAAAGCAATAGGTTTAGTTCCTGCACCTACTGATGGCATATCTGTAGCCAATGTGTAAGGGAAACCAACTATTGTTGATGGAGAACCACCTACTAGTGTCATACCTTGATGGAATATTTTTTGACCTGCTGTGTCTTCTAATTGTAGAACATCTGCAAATGTGCTTCTGCTCATAACGAATCTAGCATTGTTTAAATATTCAGATTTGATTGCATATACAAGTTCAATCAGACCATCTGCAGTAAGTGCTGTTCCATTACCTGAATTGGTAGATGATACACCTGCTGATGAATCAGTAAAGCCTTGTGGTCTGCCTACACCATTTCCACTAACGAATGCTGTACCTTCTGCTTTAGCAAATTGCTCAGAAAATTCAGAACCCATTTCAGATTCTAAATCGAAAGCAGAATCTTCAAGCATTGCTTGTGAGATATCTACTAATGCATAAAGTTCGTGTGCATCGATTTGTTGTAGACCTGTTGTGTAGCCTGTTGTTTCAGAACGTGTTCCTGTCTCAGAAACGAATTGTGCTGAGAATTGACCTGTTCTTTTTGGAATCTCGATTCCTCTTTTATCTGTGTTTCTTACTCTTGCAATAGAACGAATTGGAGAGATTTCTGTAACACTTTTGATTAAGTCAGCTACATACTCTGAAGGTGCATAAAAACCACCAAGAGTATCATCTGATTCATAAAGTGCTTTCTTTTCCATTTCATCTACTTCACCTTTTCTTAGCCATTTGCTAAATGCTTGTACTTGGATATCTGCATCAGCAGATTTAGAAGCATTTGGTCTAGCTAACATGGTTTCGAGACTTTCTATTTTTGCTGTTGCTTCTTCAAGATTTTTTTGTTGAATCTCATGTGCTTGTTTGACTTCTGCTATTTTAGCAATGTCTTCTGACATTTTATCAACTTTCTCTTGTAGTAAAGGGTCAGCATGTCCTTTTTTTTCAATTTCTTCTAAACGTGTTTTGTTCTCTGCTTTGAAATCTTCAAATTTAGAACCTAACTCATCAAGAACGACTTTGATTTCTTCTGACATTATTAGTCCTCTTTTAGTTAAAGTTTATTGATTAATTGCTTGATACCATCAACAACATCACGTTGTTCGAGCAAGTCTACCTCTTGATAAGACTTGTATAGTACGTTTGCAGTTTGCTTTGCTACAGCAGTAGACATCACACCAACATCTCGTAAGTATGCTTCTATCTCTCTAGCATCCATTTCAGCTAATTTAACTTTCGTTACTTTTGCTTTTGGATTCATTGGGAATGTAACCATTGAGACTTCCATTAAGTCTACTTCTTTGATTACTCTACGTTTGTTTTTATCATCGTATTTATATCCATCAGGTGTTAAACGATATCCAATAGACATGGAATCTAATGCACCCATTTTCATTAATTCAAATACTTCTCTACCTTTTTGTGTACCCATAGCCAAACGACCTTTGATCTTTAAACCACGTTTATCTTCTTCTAGAGAATCAATGACACCGATAGGTTCATCGGTTTTGTGTTGGTATAGTAATTTGATGTGTCGTGCTTTTTTATCTGCTAGTGTTTTAGCAAATGCACCTTGTCTTATTACATCATTTCCTAAATCTTTGTTATTGAATACAGATGCATAGCCTTCAAACGAGCCATCATCTTCTGTTTCCATTTCTTTGTATTCACATTCTAAATCTAAAATGTCGTGTTCAACTTCCATGTTGTCCTCTTGTCCATTTGGCATAACTCGAAATCCCTGTCAAGTATATTGTGCTAATTGTAACAATAAACTAAATAGAATAACAATAAAAAAAGAGCAGAACTAAGTCTGCTCTTTCTTAGTAACATCTTTATGTTATCTAGTTAGTTTTTCGTAACCTTCTTTAGATAAACTTTTTAGATATCTTATTACAGTTTTTCTCTCATCGTCTGTGAATCTATGATGTGCTAACATCCAATGTTCATTTTGTAAAGATTCTATTATTTTTTGTATTTTCATAATGTTTCTCCTTTGTTAAATATAAGGTTTTATTACCTTATGACTTAATATTATACTAAAAGTATATAGATGTAAAGCTTTTTATAATTATTTTTTCTTAATTTTGAAGGGTAATTTGTAGTTATACTTCTTAGCTAGTGATTCATGTGCATAAAACATTGCTTCAAAGACAGGCATTCCTTTCTTGATGCCTTCATCGTAGAACTTACCATAGTCATCACTTTTTTGTTGTCCTAGTGTTTTACTCAACAATGTCTCCTTCATCATAATATAAAACAAAACATCTACAATTTATAGTGTTGGATGCACCACCATTAGGGTCTCCTGCATATTGTAATTCTTTCTCAACTACACCACCACCTGCAACAGGTGTCATAATCTTAAAGGGTTTATCAATACCCACTCTTTGACCATCGATATCTTTGTGCCATTGTCTAGCACGTTCATCCATAGCAGATGCCCATTCTTTAAGTGGTCTTGTTAGTCCTAATCTTTTAGCAATCTCTTGATTTCCATAGTTCATTGCTTGATGTGTTTCTGTCCTTGCTATCATAGTGGCTCTATATGGAGCAAAAGCAGTTATTTTTCGGATGTTTTTTGCAATCTGAGGGTTGGATAGCCCTGTCTCTAAACCTAGTGAAATTTCAGCTTGTATACCCTTTCTTGTGGTCTCTGTAATGTTCCTTACATTCTCTGCTGTTTTACTGCCTACATATTGTAGAATGATTGGGTCGATTTCATCTTCTGCTTTAGTCAATCGTGTCCTATGTTGTCGATTACCGACTGTAATAATTACTTGTCTTGCACTATCACTTAGAATGCTTAGCAAATCGTTGTAATAATCTTCGTAGTATTCATTAGGTACTTGACCAAAATCTTCTACTAAGCTTTCAGCTAAATCAGTATATTCATTGAAGTGTTCTCTGATTCTTCTTCTAACATTATTACTAAGAGTAATAAACAACCTTAGTTGCTCTTTGTATTCTTTTCTTTTGTTAATCCTGACTTTTGACATCTGTTAATTCTATTCTTCTTTTTGCAATATCAAAATTATTTTTATTGAGTTCTATGCCAATAAAATCCAAACCTATTTTTTTACAAGAAACTCCTGTTGTACCACTACCCATAAAGTTATCAAGAACAGTATCACCCTCTTTACTTGATAATTGTAATATTCTATCAGTCAATGCAACAGGCATTTGTGTCGGATGTACCCTTTCTTTTTTCTCAATATTATGTGGAACATACCAAATACTTGATAAAGGGTCATGAATTCCACAATCATAATTCAAATGAATATTATCAGTTTTGGAAAGATGATATATGACCTCATAATCTAAATGAAATCTAGATTTAGTGCTATCGAATGACCCTGCATATTTCCATATTATGTAAGACTTAAATATTAAGCTTTGAAATCCATCAGTAAATTCTAACCAATGTGGAGTGCTTAGCTTTTTTTTAAATGTTTTACTTTTTATGTTAAAAAATATTTGACCATCATTTTTCAAGATTCTTTTGTATTCATGAAATACTTTATCAATAAATTCTGAATACAACTTTAAAAACAAAATATCTTTAGATTTAGCACCATATCCTGCACCCATCACATCTTCATAAGGTGGTGATGTTATTATCAAGTCAATACTTTCATTTTCTATCTGTTTCATTTTTTCTATACAATCACCTTGTATAAGTTCATTTTGTCTCATTTAAAAACCTCTCAGTTTCTTCTAGTAATTCTTCCTGTGTGCCAAATGTACCTGTGAACCATTTAGGGTTCAAGTGATATGATTCTAAAGAATTTCTGTGATGGTGTGGACATAATGGTATCACTTTCATGTGGTCTCTTTTTTCACCAAACCTTCTAACATGATGTATCTCAGCAGGTGTGCCATAGTAACCCAACCTAATACACACGATACAACCTAAATCTCGAACTTTCTGTAAATGTTCCCTTTCACGTTTTTTCATCTTCGACATCTACTATCCACATTTCCTCAACACAGGATTTGAGTATAACAGAAATGCCACCAAGACCTGATTCCTTTGTGATTGCATTTGCTATTTTGTATGATTTTCTATCTTCTTTGATTAACCATCCAACAGTACGACATAGCTCAGGTTCACAAGAATCTACGTTCTCTACCCATCTTGCATCTGCTGTGTGGTCTAGCCAATCAATCATGACTAGTGGATATTCTTTCATACTGTATATTTTTTACCTCTAAAGAATGCTGAACGATGCAGATTACTCACCTGCACAAGTTCAGGATGAACTGTTTTCTCTTTAGGGTCAATCGTTATTACAGCAAATCCATTGTTCCAATCATTTGCAATATTATCTTCTAGATAAGGATGATATGATTCTGATAAGTGTCCTGTTTGTATAGCCATTGATGATGTGGAATAGGTGTTGAATGTTCTATAGTTTAACTGATGAGTGTGTCCTGTAACAATATGTATACCTGCTCTATATGAGTTTTGATAAGCAGTATGCATACCACCTCTCATTCTGTGTTTGACTAAAACTGTATCATCTATCAAGTGAGACATTGCCCATTCCCAATCAGGAAATAATGTTTGTATCTTAAAAGCTTCTAAGTCCTCAAAGGCTCTACCCCAAGACATTGCAACTTTAGATAGCCTCGTTTCATGATTACCAAAGGTTGCTATTTGCTTGATAGGATATTTAGCCTTGTCAATAATCTTTTGTAATTTATTGAGTTGTGCTTGTGAATCATAAATCTCTTTTTGTACTGTACGTTCTTTTGGTCTTATCTCTGTGTGAAACTTTGCAAAAGAAGATAATACAGATAAATCCATAATATCACCATTAGCTACAACTAATTTTAGCTGTCTTGTTTTGACTAAGTCTTTTAACACTTCACACATAATCTTAAACGATACTGTCTCGTGTCCTTCAAAATGTGCATCCGAGAATACAAGCATACAATATGGATGGTCGGTTATCTCTACACGATTGGTTAGTGGTGGCAGGTTAGCACGTTCTGTTCTGACCACTACGTTAGCATTGTTGTTATGTGGTAGTAACTGAATGCCTGTCATTTCCTCTGCTTGTTGTCTGTAAAAAGACATTGTGCCTGAATCGGTTGATAACCCAAGATATTCAAAAACATCTTTTTGTCTTTTCATGTTAGGTAGATTCCATGCTCTGACTATGTCATGAGCTGTGGCTAGTGAAATACTAGACCTATTTGTGCTTGGCATATATTCTCCTTAATCTTTGCTAGACAAAGGATGGTCTTTAGGTAATAAGTCTAAATCAAACTTACCACCTCTAAACTTCCCTGTTCTAACTGCTACCAAGAAAGCATTTACTCTAGCCATAGCCCATTGTTCTTCTGACCTTACACTCGGTCTCACAGACTGTGGGTTAGTACGATATGCACCGACACCACGTTTGTAAACACGAGCTAACATTCCTACAGTAACTTTCTTACCTTTTTTATCTCCATATTTATCATTATGGTCTTTGACTTTATTTTGTAAACCTTTGAGTGTTGAGCCTGAGACACCTTCTACTTTTGTTTCCATATCATCAAAAGACTTTTCTTGTTCTCTCATGATTTGATTACGTTTAGTTTTAGCCCAACTAAATCCTGCATCACCACCCCACAATGCCCAAGCAATACGACCTGCTGAAGGGTAGCCATCTTCACCTCTATCAAATCCTTGACCTTGCTTGTCTACTTCATGCCTTGAAAAGAATGAATACATTCTAAGAACTGTGTTAGGTGATAATCTTTCTTTGCTTACTAATTGATTGGCTCTTGCAACACCTACTGATGTGCCACCTCTGTTAAACTCTTTTCTCCATTCTAATCCACGTTTTGCTTCTTCTGCCATAGAATCAGTTGGAGTTAAATCTAAATCAGATAATGCTTTCTCACCAATCAGTCTGTCGTACTCAGCATGTGTTCTGCAAGGCATATAAACTGTCTCACCATTTTGTTCCATAGAATGTGTACCAACACATCCTATTTCTTCTGCTCTGTCTAAAGCTTCTTCTTCTGTAGTGTAAACATCTTTAGATATTTCTGCTTTAGTGCCATAGATTTCATCATAAGTTTTTTCTGCTTCATCAACATCTACAGGTTTAGCACTATCTTCAGGTGATGTCTCTGTTTCACCTATTGGGAACAAGTTAGATGGAATGTATAAGTCATCACCACCTGATACTTCTTCAAGTCCTAATCTTTCCCTTGCTTCGTTACGAGTTAGAATACCTGCATTGACACCTTGTACTACATTCTCATAGATTTGTTTTCTTTTCTCTGCCATTGCAGGTATAGAATCTAAATCATATTGGATTCTTAAATCACCTTCATAAAGTGGTGATAGATATTCATTTAAGTCCGATTCTACACGTTTAAGTAAAGGTATGACTGTTTCCTCGTATAGTGCAAGTTTAGCTGTCTCCATGTTTGAATAGGTTTGACTATCAGGTATACCAATCAACTGTGCAGGTACACCGAAACATAAAGCAATTTCTCTTGCTGATAGATTAAGCAACTCTAAAAAATCCATATCCTTTGGATTCAAGCCTAATTGCTGATATGAGAAGTTTCCTTCTAGTAACATCGGTCTTCCTGAGTTATGAGTTCCTTGAAACCTAAACTCTAAATCTTCTAGCAATCTAGCTCGTTGTTCATCTGTTAATTGGGTAGACATCCCTGTCTCATCACTCGGCTCAAATTTGAGCATACCACTTGGAGTACACCCATTTTTAAGAAGTGCCACATTGTGCATCCCTGCAAGGTTATGTTGGTCTATGTTATATGCACTAGCCATAATTGGTGATAGTCCATAAAAATCATCTAAAGGAGACCAAAGCTTAATCTGTTTGACTTGTCCATTACCTGTCTTTGGGTCTACAGGATAAACTTCAACAGTTCTGCCATCGATAACATAGTTAAATGATTCAGGTATAACTGATGTACCTGCTTTAATCTCTATCCTATCAGGTCTTAATAAATATAATTCTCTTGGTGGTGTAGAGTTCTCTGTATCTCGGAGCAGGTATGAGTTACCTGATATAAGTAAGTAGGAATATAAAGATGCAAAATACTCTACACCTGATTGTAATGGGTTTGGTCTTTCTAGTAGTGAAATTAATTCGTGGTTGTCGAGTTTAGTGTCATCACTAAAGACATCAATCTTAACTGCTGATGCTGAGTTTGAGATTAGTTGTATGCATCTATGTACGATAGCATTTTCTTGGTAGCCATCTTTGGCATAGTCTTTGTATCTTCTGTTTGTTTTTGATGAATAAGCACTAAGCTTATTGAACATAACTTTAGGTGCTTCTTTTTTTTGTATTGGTTTTTCTTCTTTAAAAAATCTATCAAATAATCCCATGTTTAACTAATCCTAAAAACTGCCTTACCTGAACTTTGCAATGAAGTTATAGCCCAAACTAAAGCATCTACTCTATCATCATGAGATTTTACATTATTTCCTGTGAATTGACACATTTGTTCCTCTAAATCCTTGAAATAGCCAACATGATGCACTCTGTTCTGCTCGTACAATGCTGAGATTGGTTCTGCTCTGATTTGTTTTCCTCGTGTAGCACGAACACTTGTATAGGGAACTGTGCTGTCTTGTGTTCGTAAAAGTCGTTCAATCAAATCTCCACCATTGTTTACCTCTGCTACGATTCTATCACATTCATAACGATTGTATAATTCTATTGCTTTTTTAACCCATACATCAGGTGATGTGGTTTGTGATGCATCTTGCAAGATATAGAAATGATTATCAGAACTTCTACCTGCAACAATGATTCCTGTCTCATCTGATTTCTCTGTTGATGTTACAGCAGGGTCGATAGCTACAACGATTCTCTCTAGCTCAGGAACATCTCTTACTCTTGCATCATCGATTAATCCTGCATTAAACAATGCACCTTCTACATCTTCTAGTATCTCTGCATAGAGTTCTTGTCTACCAATCCTTGTGCCTTCATATCGTTCTTTAAGCATTGCAATAGCTGATGGTGCTAGATTGTTCATGTTATCAAACGTATTCCCTTTGATGACCTGTGTGTCCTCACGTTGTGCAAGTTCTTTGATAAGCTTAGTCGGTCTTGGTGTTGTTGTAATAATGCATTTAGGATTCTGTCCTAAACGTAATGCCATCATTAAGTTGTCAAATGATTCTCTATATCTCCATGATGCTAACTCATCACACCATGCTCTATGAAACTGAACACCACGAAGTCGGTCAGGTTCTATAGCAGGGAATCCAATTATCTTACTACCATTGTAGAATGTTATCTCACTATCTGATTTGTTATATCCTGTGCCACCAAGTAAGTCTCGGTCTATGATGTTCATGAATCCTGAATCACCTGAGAATACAACTCTTTTTAAATCACCATAGGTAGGTGCAATTACACCACAGATAACACCACGATTGATTAGACAGTATTGGATGATGTCATAAGCACCTGTTAGTGTCTTACCCCATCCTCTACCTGCTAGAAAGAGATGGATGTTGTATTGGTCAGATTCTTTGACAATCTGATTGTCTCGTGCTTTTTTAAACCAATCAGTTAATACTATCGATGCTTTCTTTCTCTGATAGTCTAGTGTCTCGAATGTCTGATATGAGTTTTCTAAATTTATCATCTTGCTCTGTTAGGTTCTCTACCTCTACAACATTGGTTTCTTTCCAACCTGCTTGTGTCTTTAAGAAGAACATCTGTGCAACTAAAGCATCTCTGCCAATACCACATGCAGTCTGAAATAGATTACTAGCAATGGTTGCTATAGCCTTTGCTTTACCTGATTTGAGTTCTTCCATGTAGTATTTATACATAGTTGGTTTGCTTAGATTGACCACATAACCAATCTGTTCATGTGTTAATCCAAGACCTGATAGTCTCTCGATTGTATCTGCTGTCTCTTGATTCTTGTCTACTAGCTTAGGCATATACAGTTTTTATACAGTAAAAATAAAAAAAGAGCAATCATTTCTGACT